GTCGCCATTACGGTATGCTGTTCTTACTGGATCAAAGGTGACTGCATAGGCATCAGCCGCACCAGATTCGGTGACGAAGGAGATTGCATCATTGGTGAGATTCGCTACAACTTTAGGTAGCTTGTCAAAACCCGCTAGTATATTAGCGGCTTCGCCCTCGACATCTTCCGCGTCTGCACTGGTTCCTGCGACGAAAGAAGTAAATCGTGTAAAATAATTATTAGCCATTAACGTTTCAACCGTCTAGGTTCGTAGTATAGAGTCAGCCCCTGAAGTACAAAGGGTTGGGCTTTAGCGGACTTATTGTAAATCAAAAATCCGATGTTGTCTCCTGTGCCGGTTAATTTGGCGCTTGCTGAACTTTGTGACTGTGAATTCCACTGGAACTCATCCCATGTAGCACTGTTCCAAAAGCCACCACCACCCGAAACTGTCAAGTCTTCGATCACTGAGTTAGTGTCAGTGGATGCATAAGATAGATCTGCCAGGAACTTCAAATCGATGTTAACTGTAGAGTCTAGCTCGATGTCTGCTTTACGATATCGCTTACGTGTCCCGGGGCTGCCGACATTGTTAAAATGTAATCGACAAAAGCTAGTAATCTCAGCGCCATCAAAGTCACCACCTACCTGGTCTTTATATACATAGCCATCTGATGTTGCAAAGTATGTGACTTCCGCCCCATTCTCATCATCAGTATTAAATATGCGATTAACTGCTGCGGGGTATTTTAGTGAGCCAAAATGCACGACAGGTAATTTAGATCGACTTTGAGCTGCATTAAACGAGCCTGCGGGGGAGTATAGCACTAAAGCTGTACCGTCACTAAAATACACTCGATACTGATTAGATGCTCTATTCACCGTAGCTGTAGTCGCTAAAGATTTTTTGGCATTGACTACATCTTGAACTAATTGTGACACTGTGGCGCCAACAAAATCACCAAAAGAATCTGTTCGGGACAGGTTAGTTATACCTAAATCATCTATTGAATAAACAGTATCAAGCTTTTCAACAGTATAGGCCTTGCCACCCGTCTCTTCGCCCAGTAATTTCATCTCCCAGTCGGATGTAGTCTTACCAAACAATCCGCGGGTTTCACGAGTAGATGTAATGTTGAGTACTGCGCCAGCCATACTTTGCAGTCCAGTGATCTCATCACCTATACCAAATTCTGCCGCGCCCAGAAAGCCATTAAATGTTAATGGCTCTCCAATCACAGAATGTTGTAGTGACCCGCCAGGAAAACCATAGAACAAATAGTTTCTGTGTTCTGCTATGAATTTAGGTATATTGGTTGCTGGCTGTCCACCTAATGCCGTCTGAGGCATCAGTATAGGTGTCACAATTTCGTTTTCGTCTATCTCAAAGCCCGGACCAACCCCATTGCAACCATATGCTCTATAGGTCGCGGAGCTACCAAAAAAGTTATGATTGATAAACTGGTAGTGTCCTCCTGCTGCGAATGTAAATGCTGTTGCCACTGAGGCCGATGTCGCGAAAGTCACGCCGCCTACCCGCAAAGCCTCATTATCTTGAAAAGTGCCCGAGACTGTGGTCAATGCCAAGTAGCCTGTCGCGCTGCCATCCCATGCACCTGATTGCAAAACTACTCGGTGCACAACTGCTGTGGCGCTAGAGGCAAGCCCTGTGACCGTGGTGCCGACTACAAATGGTCCTGCAGCCTGCCCAGCGTCAAAGAAAATATAGCTTGCCATTGTGAGACCTGTAGTCGTCCAACCCGACGCACTGGCCACAAACATAACACCTGCGGTTCCGCCGGCATTATTTCGGATACAAAACTTTTTATCTTTTAGCTGCCAAATGCCTCGGATCTCACCCGACCCAGCAGGAACAGTAATGTCATTTCGGTATTCATCTGCCGCGGCAAGTTGAAATGTCAGCTTAACTGCTGTTGTAGGTGATCGTCCGATAGAAGCAGCGGGAGTCGTAGCCATAGTGTATGCCGCGGTATTGAAGGCTTCACTCTGAGTGAAAGTGCCTGAGACCTTAGTCACACCTACTGAGTTACCGCTGATGCCTATCACCGTGCCTGAAGCACTTGATGTGTCCCCGGTGAGTACGTCACCTAAGCTTAAACCTGTTGTGTCAGCTAGATCAAAACCCGTAAAGGTTGCGGCACTTGGCGCTGTACGTCCATCAAAGCGTTCGTAACCTGCAATCCTTCGATAGCCCCCATGATACCACGGCTCGAAGTTCTGCATCGAGATGCATTTGCCTGGAGAAATATTTATGGGCGGTGTGACAGTGTCCAGACCGCCGGCAAATGCGTAATGTTTGGTTCGAATAGCCATTAGCTTGCTATGACTTCGATTCGATTACCTGATGCTGTGAATCTGGAGTTAAATTCGTTGTTGAGATATTCAGACTCCAATATAGGCATCCATTCAGCCACAAGCTCACGTCCAGAGACTTTCGCATCTGGAGCATTTTCGTAGTTGCCATAATAGACTAGAGCCTGGCCTAGAATAATTTCGTGATATTCTTGTGGAATCAGTGAGATTGTTATGTCAGCCTCCATCGGTACAGGTTTCAAATAGTAATCAGCTGTAACAGTATATGCTGCATCAGGGACAGGGTCCATACGCAGATTTTTATTGGGCATTATAATAATGCGCGAAGGTTGATTGTATGCGGTTGCAGTCGTGTCGAACACTTCGTTCTTGACTTTTTGGTATTCTACAACATCGATTAGCTCACCATCAATGCGGAACGTGCTTGGATCCCAGGCACCGTGAGTGTCAGGGACTACATAGTCTTGAGTGCCAGATACTGTTGCTACCGAATATTGTGAACTGGACCATAGAAATTTCCAGTCGTGCCACTTCTTCTGAACCGCCAAATCAGCCCGCCGAATCCAACGCACCATGCGCTGAGCTTCACCTGACTGAGTTAATACCGTGCTGGGTGCAGATCCTGCAGCGCCAGATTCTCGATGTAAGTCTTGGACTAATTCAAGAAAGGTACTCATTCATCTCGAGTCCCGAAAGGTGTAGCCTTTTCTTTCTTAGGCTTTGCCACTGGCTTCGCCTTAACTACAACCTCTTCTGCAACTTCCTTGACAGGTGCTTCTGGCTTAGGCGCCATTGGCTCTGGGGTAGGTTTGAAATCTTTCAATTGAACCGAAGGCATCGCTACAGGAGCGGTGGCTTCAGATACTTCCGAAGCAACTTCCTTAAAGTCTCGATCGTACACTTTGCCACCTTGAGTCCATTTTACTAGACCGCCACCCATCACCTGTGAGTGATCTTTGCTTTTATCAAAACTCATCTACCGTTTCTCCTAGTATATGTCGGGCATTGCATCATCAGTATTTTCATTACTGGTGTGCTGAAAATTTGTCTGGTCAGTGTTTTCGTACCGGGTATTGATGCGCTTCCGTCCAGAGACACCGTCGGTGATAGACTTACCCGCATCAAATTCCGACAATATGTCCGAATGACAGTAATCATATTCCATAATGTTGGCCTTAAAAAATGAGTGGGCGCTTTTGACAGCAACCCACTCGGAGGTTTAGCAAACGTTAAAAGATTTGCCTTTAGATGAAACAGTACTTTCGCTAGGATTAGTCTTGATGCGGCCAGGGTAGTTACCCGTCTTGCTATCATTAGTCATATCCACGGAAGGTCCGCCATCCATTGAGTTGAACCCTGAAAGGGAACTCAAACCATACTCGATACCAGACTTGTCAGGCTGTTTAGAGCCTGCATTGTCCAATGTACCTTTAATCGCTACTTGCTTGTCCATCTTCACTTACCTCTGTTTATTGAGTTGCGCCGAACCATTCGATGTCAACAATCACATCGGCGATGCCCGTGATTGATCCACCGACTGCGTCAACAAAAGTGATAGTTACTGCAGTTTCGCCTGCAGGGATATCAACCTTTGAACCGTCATCAGGAAGCCACAAACCGGTGTTAACTGCAGGAGAAGATCCTGCCAGGGTTGTGTTGCCTGTGTCGAAGTAGAGATCGGCATCGCTACCGTCGCCTACTTGAATTGCAGCGCCAGTAGTGGTGCCGACAAACGTTTCAGAGATGTTATACAAACTAACACCTACAACACGTCCACGCCGACCAGCGCCGGGTGTGGTTGTGTTGGGACCATCCTTTGGAGGCATAATAACCTCTGAAGCATTGCCCGTGTCACCAAAATCAACTGCTTGAAAAAGGTAACTTTGTACCCGTCCATTATCATAAGACATAATATTGCTCCTTAAGCAGCGTCGTCAGTCCAGTGAATGATACGTGCTTGTGCAGCACTCGTTTGTGCAAGACCGTAACCAAGCTCAGCATACCAAGCAATACCACGAGACCGACCGAAGTCAGTAGGAATCTTACCGCGAATTTCTTCAGGGATGGCAAATGCTTCTACAACGGTATCAGAACCGAAGAAGAAAATGTCGTCTGAATTGGTTGAACCCGTAGCAGCGATGCCCGTTTGCTCAACATAGCGAATACCTTCATAGCGGCCTTTCTCGCCATTCATGATGGTGTGCCAGCCTTCAGAAGTATACTGATGGATGTCTTCCAAGAAGTTCTTCATGAAACGAATGTTAGAAGGACGAGTGATTGCAACGTAGTTAGTACCGTCGTAAGTCGGAATGTCCCGCTCAACCATTGTGTCAGACATGATCTTCGCGTGGCTCAAAGTCGCTTCGTTCGCGAATTCGTGGCTGTGCGCTGCTGCCGGGTTGCTGACTTCGTTCAACGCAAAGGCAGTAGCAGTAGATGCAGTTGCTTTTAGAGGCGTCAGTGCAAACTGGGCGTGAGCCGCAGCGTCAAGTGCTTTCCGTGCGTCATTCTTTAGAACTTTGTGGATCACCTCGGTGATTGGTTGTTCAGACAGATCGTCTAATTTCTTGGTGAAAGGTACACTGTTGCCATACTCATTGATCGACAAGCTGGCTTGCGTGACCGTAAAGTTTGTTTCTGGCATCTGAGTCGTTTCGTTCAGTGCGCCACCTTGAGTGACCACGTCTGAATAAACATTCCAGTTAAAAGTTTCGCCTTTACCTAAACCAAAAGCTTCCCGTGCGTCACAAAACTGACGAAAGCGAACCATTGGTTGTAGCGCTGTGCGGAGTTTTCGAGACAAATTGTCCGAATACATGTATCCGCCTAATGCGTTTGTGCCCCAAATCTGTGACATGTTTCATTCCTCGTTATGACAGCTTATTACGGCTGACCTCGTGCTAAGCGGGTAGCGGCCAAGGCGTCGGCAGGCGTTTGCACTACTGCTAACTGTGGCGCTTCTCTAACCGCGGTGCGGCTGGTCGGCATTGCAACAAGATTATCTTTTTGTTGTTGTCGATCATTTATTTCGGCGTCATCTGTTAATGGCGTTCCTTTCAGATCGTTTAACCATTTATCAGTTCTGGCGCCAGCTTCCAAAATCACCTCAACTGGACCCCATTCAGGATGTTCGTTGGCGACGGTATTGGTATGACTATTGGCAATTGCAAAGTATTCTGGACTTGCTGCTAGATGAGGGTAATTGTCCTCAAAAGCTTTGTAGCCGTCTAGAAACTGCTGTTTTTCTTCAGCTGCTCTTGTCAAGGCCATTTGCTCGTCGTTCTCTTTACGAATTGCTTCTCGCGTCTTGGCCACAATATCTGCTTCGTTAAACGGAGTCTGTGATGATGTCCGTGAAGCAATTCCTTCCAAAACACTCGCTAGCTTAGCGCTGGCGACTTCGGCATCATCATCGATCAATGTGCTAAAGATTTCGAG